CTGTAGAAATACCCCACTCTGTGAAATTGTCAGCGTACTGGTTATTTTGTAATTCCCAGCAGGAATTTCTACAACACCACCAAGAGATCCAAGTGAGTTAATGGCAGCCTGAATAGCTCCGGTATCATCCGCAACCCCGTCTCCCACTGCTCCAAACTGGAGCACTGAAACGATGCCGTTTAGCTTTGATGCGTTTTGAAAAGATTTGCTGCTCATAGTGTTATTATGCGTTTTTGACTGTCAAAAACAGAAGCTGGTCACCTAGTGCTGCCCCTGTTGTAAGTGTAACTCGTGTTGGAGTGCTTTCTGTAAAGTCTATGTCAGACAATAGTGCGATTCCGTTTCTAAAAACAATTAGAGCACCAGTGCCATTGGCATAGGTCATTGTGGTCAGATTAAAAACAGTCTGACCAGCAGTCGCAGTAAGTACTTGGCTTAGAAAGGATGCGCTAGTTGGATTTGGTGCTACTGCAACTACAGCAGCAACAAAAAGAAACTGATCTCCAGCTTGTCCGGCTGTATTAAGCACAACTTGTGTCGAGCTGGTTTCAGAGTAGTCGCCAGACAACAAAAGTAGGCCATTTCTGTAAACCTGAAGCGAGTTAGTGTTTGGAATGTAATTTATCGTAGACAGGTTAAATATCGTCTGCCCTGAGGTAGCTGTCTGAAGTTCTACTCTGCTTGATGTGGGAGTGCCGGCAGCCGTTTCAACCTGAGACGAAAATACCAATGCGTGGTTTTTGTTCCTGATTGTAATTGAGTAAAATGCGCCTTGAATATAAAACCTGCTAGGCGTTCCAGCCCGGCTAGGATAACCGCCTACAGTACGAACAGGCTGTGCAGCAGGAATGGTCAATGCTGCATCCCAGAACACGTTTACAGGGGCCGTCTCTGGATTCAGGTTAGACTGGCCGATGTAGATGTAACCAGACTCCAGAGGCGCTCCTGTCGTGTCAGTGAAGAAGGGAAATGGGGAAATGATCGAAGAGGACATTACTGGGACTCCTGTTTGGTTTCTGCACCTTGTGGCACAAGGTAAAGTTTGATGAGTGTCTTTGCTTCTGGAAGCGTGTCCTTATTGAGTGGACGAAGCAGTTTAGCCATTAACTCTGGATCTGTCATGGCTTCTACCATGATTGCTCTGGCTCTTCCAGATGGATCACCAGAGACTGAAACGAACTTATCAAGAAGTGCCCCGGCAGCACGAACAGCAGAGCCTGTTCCACTTTGCTTTAAGCCTCCTGGAGTCAATCCGTAAGCAATTCTAGCAAAAAGCCCAAGCATGTTCTTGGCTTCGCTTTCTGCAAGCCTTTTAGCCAGCTCCGTATTCAAGCTCGTTACAGACTGTCCAGCAGCAGCCCTGCGGAATCGCTCCATTACTTCAATCTGCCCCCTAAACACATCAAGCATTCCAAGCTCTTTGCTACCTTTTCCAAGAATCGCTGTAATAGCATTTCTCATCTCACCGTCCTCAACAAGGATCTCATTAAGCTGTTTGAACGATCTCTCAAACTGCTCCATGTTAACTGTTGCGGTAGGATTCTCTGCGGTTGATGCAACCTTTCCTAGTAACGCAGTTTCTTGCTTCAGATACTGATACAGGGCGTTTTTAACGCCCTCTTTTGCTTTTCCAGTCGGATCTTTTGCGGCAGATTGCATGAGTTCTTTTGCGAACTCTTCCGGGTCTCCTGAATCCATCATTTGCCTGATGGCCTTAACAGGACTCTTTTTAAGAACCTTAAATGCAGCACTGTCAGCAATTTCCTTTTGCTGTCTATTGAACTTTTCCTTGGCCTGAAACGCAGCAGTCTTCTTTATGTCTTTAGCTTCGTCTTTTGCAAGCTGCGAGGCTTCTTTGCTGAGTCCCCTCAACTCTTGCGTAAAGGTACGACGCACTCCTTCAGCAGCAGTGACTGCTTCAGTGGCCTGGGTAACGTCTTTTGCAAACGCATCAACAGATGCGCGAACCTCAGGGAAAACTTCAAGCCAACCTTCCACGTTGCGATCCTTGAGCCACTTGTTGAATCTTGCTGGAGTTGGCTTTTCTCCAACGGCAGTTGCAAGGTCGTTGATTATCCAGTCCTGAACTGCTTGCAGTGCTTCAGGATCATCCTTGAGCGCAGCCCTAAACTGATACTGCGTTTCTAGTGGCTTCGATAGATAGGCATCAATGGTTCTGGAGTCTTCAACCTTTCCAAATTGAACTGCGTCTCCAGTTTTGCCTCCGTACTTTTCTTTGTAAGCTCTGTACTTCTGATTCGCCGCAGCGATTTCAGAACTAATGTCGCCAAGAGCTTCAATATCTTTCTCGAATCCCTCCTTTACCATTTTAAGCAAACGAATTTCGTTTGCGTCCGTAGAGGCTCCAATCTTTCCATTGAGGGCCGCAATACCAGACCTTAAATCTTGGACAGAAACACTTGTCGGAACATCTTTTTTAGGCTCCAACTTTATCAGGATTTCCTTGATCTTATCAGGAAGATCACCGAAAAGCCCGGCACCTTTTGGACCAGCAGCTTCTCGTGCTGCCTCTAGTGTGTTCTTTGCATCTGACTGAAGCGTGGAGACATTTTGCGGCTTGTAAGCCTCATCCACTAATTTTTTCTCATTAATTCTTTCACGTTCCCAAACTTCTTTTGCCAAGCTGCTTGCACGGTCCCTTACGCCAGTTCTTGATGCAATTTTGATGCGGGCAGTTTCTAGTGCCTGCTTCATTGTATCCAAAACATCTTCAGCCATTGCCAGATTTTGACTGGCTCGCAGGAATGCTTCTCGCTCCGCACCTAGCGCACCTTCAATAAGGCTTGCGGCTTGTCTGTCTCCGTTTCTGATAAACGCATCCCTAGCCGCAATGGCATCATCACGCAGTTGCTGTGTTTGTTGCTGGAAGAATGCCTTGGCCTCTTGAAATGTGGCCCCAGACTGTTGCAGCGTTTCTGAAAGGTTTCGCGAAACTGCTTCCCTAGATCTTTGCCGGACACTAAGAAGAGACTTGTTGATGTTAGCAAGAGCGTTGCCAAGCGAGATTAACCCTTCATTGCCAGAGATCTCCGTTGTCAAAGGAGTCACACCTCCAGCCATCAACACAGGAGCCTGTTGCTCAATGCGTGTAGCGAGCTGTTCAGGAACTCCTCCTGCTTCAGTGGCAAATTCCTGTACGACGCGACGTGCTCCCTGTTGGGCTGCCTGCTCAGTCCGAATGTCACGCTGAAGTGCGCTTGCAATCGGAATCTTTGTGCCCGGAATAAACTGTCTTGGCTGAAGGGCGCCGCCAGCAATGGCTCCCAAGGTAACGTCCGCCGTTGTTCCTCCTGCCAATTTTGCAAGGCCGCCTCCAATTATGCTGCCAAGAGCCACATCTGCAATTGCTTTGGTTTCTCCAGTCAAAGCGCGTCCAATCGTATTGAATGCTGCCTTTTGAGAAAGAAGTTGTGGAGTAATCTCTCCCGTTGCTCTTGACCATTGAGCTTTCGCTCTATCAAAAGCAGCTTGGGCCTGAGCGGCTTGTTGTTCTTGTGGAGTCTGAAACTCAGAAACAATCTCCTGCTGCGCCATTCCTCCCAACACGCTCCCACCAATGGCTCCCGGAAGGGCCATACCACCCATTAGTGATCCAGCAGCCCCGCCAGCAAGACCACCAACCGTAGGGCCAACCTGGCTAACTGCACCGCGAGTTGCCGCTCCAATCATGGAGGGCTCCATCTCCTTCTTGTACTGTTCCCAGATAGGAGCCAACACAGGATACTGCTGTGGGTCGAGAGTTGCAGTCGGGCTTAGGGCACCAGAGGCCACCTCTTTGTTGAGCACATCACGGATCGAGCCAGTGCGCTCAAGCTGACTGGCAATGGCCTGCACATTTGATTCGGTAGGAACCCCACCCTGGGGAGACTTGATCTTCAGCAGATCAGCAGCCAACTCAGGAGGAGGCACAAAGTCAGCAAGAGTTGCGCGAACCTGCTCAGGAGGGCGGCCTTGAAACTCAATGGGCTGCATCTGCGGAGTCTCCGCGTATGGAGACGGCACAGGAGGCACCTGCGGCTGTTGTGAGCGCATCTGCCGTATGGCATCTGCAAACACCTTTGCGTCGGCAGCATTCCCTGCCGCGTCCGCTTTCATTAAAGCCGCACTAAGTTCTTCGATGGTAGCCATTAGCGGTACTTGTTGAGAAGTGCGTCTAAATCAGCGCCGCCAGTTGCAGGAGAAACTTCAGACGGCATAGCGTATGGGTCAAGATTCTTTCCAACCTTACTCCACCAAGCATTAAGTGAAGTCCCCTTTGGCACATTCGATCCAAACACATCCAAGTTTTTAACTGCATTTCCAACGCTTCCGTTATTATCAGACATCCACGCTAATCTTGCCTCAGTATATTTGGCCTGATTTTCAGATTCTCTAGCAATTATTTCTACAGCCTTCCTAAGCTGTTTAGGACTGGCACCTGCGTTCATTATTCCCTCTCTAGCCAGTTTCATGTCAGCATCTGAAGCTGATCCAGGAGGAAGATTCTTTTTTGCTTCTGGAGCAATTAGTGATTTATATTGAGTTCTTAAAAATGAAATATCATTTGACCAAGCTGGAACTCTGTCTTTTATATCTTGCAAAAGAGACTCACCGATATTTTTAGGCAATTGATCTTTCACAGAATCAATTGTTTGTAATATGTCTCGTGCTTTTTGTGCCTGCAATGCTTGATTGTTAGCCTGCTCTTGTAGTTTGTATCCCTCTTTGTTTTGAGATGCAAAAATCTTAACCTTGTCTGCGCGCCCAGCGGCTACTTTTTGTTCAAGCTCTTGAATCTGAAGTCTTTCTTTTTTAAGATCTAACTCACGCTTTTCTTCGTCAACTTGCTTTTCTTTTGTTGTCTTTCCAGTAGCAGTTTGATCTCCGTACTCCTTAATTACGTTCAAGGCATTTTTAGCAAGATCCTCGTCTCCAATAAGATTTGCTGCATTTACAGCAGTCAAAGCCAAAATGTTTTTATCAACTCCATTTGGAGAATCAATTAGACTAACAATTTTACCAAACGAATCAGACACAGCCTTTGCGGCAGGGCTTGAGTCTTTACTGTTAAGTAAAGCAGCTTGAACTTCTGCGGCAGACTTTCTTGCGGCCTCAAGGTCTCCTGCAAAAGCAGAATTGACTACATTTACCATTCCGCTTTTTGCGGCATTCTGAAAGGCCGGGCTCATAGCCAAAAAACTTTGCTGAAACTGCCTCTGCTCAGGCCCTTTCAGCAGGGTCTGGCGATTTGACCATCCGCGAATATCGCTTGCAGTAATTTCCTCTCCACTGTTGAGCTTGTTTGCCACTTCGCTATTCACTCGAATCTGCTCTGCCTTTCCCAAATTCTCAACAGCCGTAGCATCCAAAAGCGGCAGAATGGGAGCCAGATCTTTTACGGTCTTTGTTTCGTCTTTAAAGTAGTTTTGAAGCGTAGACGAAATCAATTGCTTGTCAGCAAGACCCAGTTTTGCTGCGCTAGCTTGGATTCCAAGAAGATTAGTAGACGCGCCAGACTGGGCAGCAGAAGCCCTAGCCGCGTCAATAGCAGCCTTTGCCTTTGCCATCTCCAACGGCTGCATCTGCTGCTGAAAAGCCGCCTGTTGCTGTGCAATGGCAGCCTGTTGCTGCGCAATCTGACTTTGCTGCTGGAGCCCTTTAAGCTGCTGAATGCCAAGCAGGCTCTGAAGAAAGTTCTGAGCCGGAGGCTGCGGGATGTTAACTGTGTAGTCGTAAGGTCCGGCCATATTAAACGTCTAGTCCTGAGGTTATCATTCCCACTTGCCCTTCTCCAGGATTGTAGCCACCACCAAATCCTCCGCTGCCTTGAAGTGCCTGCATCAACATGTAGTTCTGTACCCCGCTGCCAATCGCGCCAGTAGCCCCACCAATTCCTTGCGCAAACGCATTTGCAGCTCCCGTGATGCCACCAGCACGAGCTTGCCCTTGACCAACCATTAGGTTTCCAATGTTCTGAGCAGACTGTTGCCCTGCCGCTGCTGTTCCTGTTGCCGATGCCTGACCAAGGCGCAGTAGATTTTCAGCAGAAGTAGAACCAAGTGTGGTTAACCCGGCCAGTTTGCCGTACTGCGACTCGATAAGCTGATTTAGAAGTGCCGGCCTAAACTGCGAGAGTGCAGCCTGCACATTTCCGCCTCGAAGACCACCAGTAGCCGCAGCGTTCTGAAGAATGCCTTGCTCGCCTTGACGGGCCAGTTCTTGGAACTGTGCAGACTGCTGAATCTGGTTGATGGCAGCCTGTTGTTCGCCAGCGCCGCGAAGCCCAGCGAGCCCCTGCATAGCTTGAAGAGCGCCGGGGCCAGCGCCAATGTACGGCTGCGTTAGGTCAGGCTTGCCTGCTTCAATATAAGGAGACAGTAGTTCCCTAATCGTATCAAACTGCCTGCGCTGCTCGTTAATCGCCTCACTTTGCGAGGCTGCTTGAGTCGCTGCCGCTGATTTGGCAGCAGAAGAAGCCTTACTGCCAGATATGGCACTACCAACACCAGCCGCAGCGGTGCTTGCGACAACTGCTGTTAAGATTCCACCTGTTGGATCTGGCATACAAACTCCTTTCGATAATCGTCAAAACTTTCTCCGTACAACTTTATCACATCAGCAGACAGCTCAAGTGCCTTTTCTGTGCCGTGACAAAGCTGAACTGCAATCATGCAAAGGTCATAAAAGCCGGCCCTCCATACGAATGATCTAGCGTCTGCCTCCCCTGCCTTTTCTGCACGATCACTTGCCTGCCACTTCAGTATGTTTACTGCAACGATTGGCAAAAGTGTGGCTGCGTTTACAGAGAAAAAGTGATTTAGCGGCATCGCAACAAGCGTGTTCCAGATGCACTTGTCTAGGTCATTTCTGTAAACAACATCACCGTCTGCGACATCATCAAAGACTTGAGTCACCTGAAACATCATCAGCAACCACTCCACGGCAGACGGAGGCAACTGGAAGTGTTCTTCCAGATTCTGCTTCAGTGATGTCAGGCGCTCATCCACTAGGTGATCTCCCTCCCAGAAGCGGTGAACGTCAACGCAGAAGCAGTCCCAGCGAGCGTCGAGATAAACCCACCGGCCTCAAGCACCTGACCAACCAGTTCAGGACACAGGTAAGTCTCGCCGGGCACAATCGAACGAGTCTTGACCACCAAGTTGGAGTTGCCGGCAGAACCACCAGACACGATCAAATTGACGCTCAACGTCACGTTAGCTGTGTTCGTATTCGTCACAGTCGCCTTGTCGATGATGGTCTTACAGTTGACAGCGGTGTACTGCGCAGTCTGAGTGTTCTCAAGCTGCTTAGGCGGTATGATGTTTTTGACTGTGACAGCCATAGTTAGGAAATGTTGTCTGTGACCGTGAGAATCACCGAGGGAATGGCAGGGACTGGAGGAGTGGCTGCCGAGGCCAATATCTGGCAAGAGGTGTCATCTGTGCTCCAGGTTAGCTCGAAGTAATCTCCGGCGTTGAGTGGCAACACGAAATTCCACGCGGCAACTGTTTCTGCGTTGTTGCCTTGAATACGAATCTGAGTCGCAGAGTCTGGAATGTCAATTCCATTCACTCTGGGCCAGATAAAGACAAGGCCAACCCCGCCTGAAATCTTGTCAAGCTGCGCAGAGAATTGAAAGTTGTAGATACCCTCTGTGTCGATGTAGATCCGGCTATTTGGTGTCCCGGTGTAGACTCCAAAAGACAGGTCCGTGACATCAAAAGTCATCGGATACGCCGTGTTGATGACAGCAGCGGTCTGGGTAGCTGTACTGTGAAACACTCCATAGCGTTTCCTGCGCACCTCATTGATGACTGGCGGTAAAATATCAGTTTGCGCAACAATTTGTGTGGTTGGCGGAGCAATGTCGGAAACACTGCTGACTTCAACGCTTCGAGGGGCCAGTGCAAGTAGCTCAACCGCGTTTGCCAGTCTGTCTATAGCAGACAGTGCCTGAACAGCCTTAGAATCGGCATTCTGTGCGTTTATCGAGGCTTCCTCAATCAGAATAGTGTTGGTATCAATGCCAGACGGGACTAAGTCGAACAGTTGTTCAAAAGCCCGGATGGCTCGCTGCGATGGCAAGAACTTTGCCAGCTCGTTACGAGTGATCTTGTAAGGGCCGTCCATATCAAACGACCAAGGGTTCTATTCTGGCCTCAAGCCGGGCAACGGTCAGTTGCGCGTCACTCGTGCCCCTGAACTTCTGCGCTCTCCACTGCCTCATGCGCCCCTGCTGTAACCAAGACAGCCTTTTACCACGCACTCCAGTCTTGCCGGCCTTGCAGACACGTTCTTGGCTCCAAGTTAACCCGTCCTCGGTGTACGACGTCCAGATGCTTGGATCTTGTCCAAAGATCGTGTTGCCAGTCAGTGCTACAAGCTCTAATTCATGGAAGATCACTCCACGACTCTCGTTGTAGATGATGATCGTCGCGAACTGCCAGCCATTGAGTTCACCCCAGTGAGAGGAAAGCGTGTCGGTCAGGTAACCAAATGCAGTGCTAGCCGGGTTGCCCACATTCCAGCGGTTGTACGCCCAGACCAAGTTCTTTGCCCTGTACTGCGCAGGGCCAACAAGCCCAGTGGAAAGCGTAAACCAAACTGGCGCTCCAGCCTGAGTCGTTGAGGCTGCGTCGAATACCAAAGTCTGGTTGGGCAGATGGATGTAAAGCTGCCTGTAGCCATTGTCTACACGAGCCTCCATCAGGACAGTAGACAGTTGCGTCTCGGTAAACTCGGTCAACAGTAAGTCAACCTCACGGCTGGAAATCTTCTCCGCGTTCGAGCCAGAGATAAGCCAGACTGCCGGGGCTTCGTTACGACCTCCACCGATGAACGCAATCGACTCTTGGAAGACACAGCAAGTGTGCGTGCCGATACTGCCCCGCTGCACCTGAGCGCCTTCTACACGCTGAAACGGGAAGAGACTTCCGCCCACGTTGTCGAACACTTCGATTGTGTGCCGGTTGAGCGCGTAAACCTCATTGCGGACCTTTAGGAGTGCAACAACAGGGTCAGGATCAGCTTCAGCAGAACCGTACTTGAGCGGGTTGACAGAGAACGGGTCATTGAGTTCTGTGACTACCAGAAACTCTCCGTCCGTCGTCATAAAGTAGCCATCCACCCAGACGACATCAACGACCGTCCCTAAATCAGGATCAGTGACCTGCTGGAGTCCAGTGCTTGGACGGTACAGGAACAAATTGCCGCCTGATGCGATAGCGAGGTAGTCGAACGAGTAGTCGAAGGTCACCTGGCCAGTGCCACCAACGTCTCCTATGACGGTAACTGCGTTCGTACTAGAGATCGACACGAGCTTCGTGCCCATCACGCGGTAAAGAAGCCCTTCCCACTCAATGGCTCCACGGTCAATGCCAGGACCAGTGCCGAGGCCCACGATTCCGTCTGCTGGGCGGAAGTAGCCAGCAGAAATGCCAGTGTTTAGAATGACTGGCACCATGTTGCGCGGGTACTCCACGCGGAAGTCCCCAGCGGTGTCAGTGTAGATGCCGTTGAGGATTGGGACTTGCATTATTTCTTCTTCGCAGTCTTGGCAGCAGCCTTGAACGCAGCAGCAGTTGGAGCGCCTTTGGTGCCCGGCTTACGCATCCGCTCTTTTGAGCCAGCCTCGATGCGCTCGCGTTTAGCGTGAATGTTGGCGTAGAGACCCTTTTTCATTTGCAGTTCCAGCGTTTAAGACTTGCAGCTTTGCGGGTAGGATTACCCTTCTCGTCTTTCATTGGACCAGGCATCCCAGACATCCTAGCACAAAAAGATTTCTTGCGAGCAGCGTCAGCCTTGGTCTTGGGGTTAGGCGCAGGAGCCTTTAGGTTTGATCCAGTCGCTGCGTTGTACTTAGCGCGACCCTTTGCAGTCAGCCCTGCACCCTTAGATACAGGCAGCTTCTCGCCTTTCTTTACAGAGAGATTGACTTGTTTCTTGCTCATTGTGGGTGAACTTGTTGTTCGAGAGCTGAAATACGTTGAGCTAGAGCGTCAAGTTGGGCAGAAAGCCCGGTAACCTGACCAACACCGTGACTATGAATTGCAGCGGCAAAATCTGCCGCATTAGAAGTAAGAATGTCACCACAACCTACCAGATCCAAAGGAGTGTGCTGGTGGTCAATCATTGCTGCACCAATCGAGGCCGGGCTAATTGCATCAGGCTGACCAGTAGCATGGGTGGCTGCATGAGGTGCAGCAATAGCTAAAATCTTGCGAACAAGTCCATTCTTGAGCTTTGTCCAGAGGGAACCAGTAGCAGTGTCGATTGCTAGTTCTCTGACTTTTACATCTGAAGCACTAGGGGCCTGCTCGTCGTTGACTTTGTTATTCA